CGCTAAATGGAACGTGGCTTAGGCCTACGTCTACACATCATTAGTGACCGTAACTAATGTGCATTTAATACCAACAAAAATTTCAAGATTTTTAACTTACAAATATGACAAAGAGTGAAATCATAGACTCATTTGCCAGGGTACGATCAAATACCGGCTTACACAGAATATAAAAGTGTTGCGAAAATAGATGTGTAGAAACATCAGTTTTCAATTTCAAATGAAAGAATCACGATCTAAAGATCTAATCGTGAAACAAAGAACTATGGAATGAATAATAATTATTCACACCCATGCAGCATACCCAGCATAGCCTTGGGTAGCAAGAGTTTGGTTACCTTCCATGACTCCAGGTCTTGGTGGTGTTAACCAATGCAAAGAGAAATCATCTCCAACCGCCTTGAAGTAAAAAACAGTAACACCATAAGGGGCATAACGCCATTCATCAACAAGATAAGTGCCGGTTGAATCTTGGACTGGCATAAACAAAGACTGACTATAGTAAGGACATTCCATAGACAATTCTTTTGTACCATTTGAGGACATAATTGCAGCTGACAAATACTCACTCGCTCCATTGGATATAACAGAACCAAAAACAGATGTTGACTTATTCATCATTCGAATACGAATGCCACCACGATAGTATTTGTACAACTCACAAATCAACTCAACTGCCATGACTTTGCCAGTGAAATCTACATTGTGATCAAGGAATGGTTTAGTAACTTGAGAAGCAGTTGTAGTGTATGGCTTATACCTCTGTAGCATTTGCTTAACGTTGGTGTAAGTTTCTCCAGTAATTAAATGTCCTGAGTCAAAACCTTTCATGGATGGATGAAGAGGTGGAAAAACATCTGCAAAGTCTTCCATAGGACATGATTGCAAAGTCCACTGTTTTTCTAACTCAATAGCCAACTTAAAATCTGACGCAGCAGCTTTGTAAACACTAACATATATAGGTGCAAAATCAGAAGCATCAGGCTGAGACCATGAGATTATACGCATGTAAACTGAGAATGAACAATTTCCTTCTTGCATCATAGGTGTTCCAACATATGGAATAGTGCAAGCAAATTCAGTATCTCCTTCAATATCTATGATCTCATGGTAACACTTCTGATAATCATCAGCATCATATTGAGCTAAATAAATTACAGCTCTTACTTTGTGTTGAGCAGAAGCAGAAATATACAATTTCATCTTATAACCACCTG